CTGGAGCACTTCCAGGTGGTGCAAGTTTAAATACAAGCACTGGTGCAATCACTGGCACTGAATCAGGCTCGACGCAAACGACAACGTTTACATTTACCATACGAGCAACAGATGCGCAGGGCCAAACAGCGGACCGTCAGTTTAATATTATTATATCTCACGGCGCGACAGGAGGAGGACAATTTAACTAATGGCTAGTACATCAATTTATAGAACACAATCAACAGCAACAAATAGAAAAATATTTACTTTGTCTATGTGGGTAAAAATATGTAAAACTGGTAGCGACCAATCATCGTATCAATTTTGTGATTTTTATGTAAGTTCATCTATAAGAATAAGTATTTATCATGACGATCAAGACCATCTAAATTGTTATATGATTGGTGGTGGTTATGATAATAATATTTTTGTTACTAATGCTAAGTTGATAGATAGATCAGCTTGGTATCATTTAGTTTGGAGATTTGATACTACACAATCTGCAGCTGCAGATAGAGTGCGTGTTTATATCAATGGAGAATTAGCAACTTTTAGTAGCTATAATGCACCATCTCAAGATTTTAATTTACAGCAAGGAACATCATCTTATACACAATATTATGGTAGATATGGTGGTAATACAAATAATAACTTTGATGGAGTTATGTCTCATATTCATTTTTGTGATGGTTATTCTTATGGTCCAGATAGTTTTGGTTCTACAGATGCAACAACTGGCGAATGGAAAATAAATACTAATCCAAATGTAACTTATGGAAACAATGGTCATTTTATTTTAAAAAATGGTAATTCAGTTACAGACCACTCTGGAAATAGTCTTTCATTTTCAACGGGTGGCACACTTACAAAAACAGAAGATAATCCAAGTAATAATTTTTGTACTTTCAATCCTTTACAAAATTGGCGAGGACAAAATAGAACACCACAACAAGTTCTTAACAAAGGTAATCTAACAACTGGTATTGGTTCTAGTGAAAAAGCATTTGTATGTGGTAGCATTGGAGTTAGATCAGGTAAATATTATTGGGAAGCTAAATCAGATGGGGTGAGTAAATTATTTTTTGGAGTAACAAATAGACTATATTTAAAATCTTCAACAGATCCACACTCAAACTCTGATTATACTGGAATTTATTATTATGAAGGAACACCTGATTTTAGAACGTATAATAGCCAAACAAGCACAACTGGGATCGCAAGTATAACTTCAGGTGATATTTTAGGTTTTGCTTTGGATATGGATAATCACGCTTTCTATATTCACAAAAACGGAACTTATATGAATAGCGGCGATCCAACATCAGGCTCATCAAGAACAGGTTCTATATCTGGTTTATTTACTTATGGAATTAATGTTTTAAGAGATTATGAAGAAGTCTTTCCTGCTGCTTATGTAACATCAACATCAGGAAGTGGAACTGCTTCTTTTAATTTTGGTAACGGCTACTTCGGGCTAACCGCAGTATCTAGTGCAGGAACTAATGCTAGTAATATAGGAATATTTGAATATAATGTTCCAACAGGCTATACCGCACTATCAACAAAAGGATTAAACGAATAATATGGCTTATACAACAATTAATAAATCTACAGATCACTTCAATACTAAACTTTATACTGGTAATAGTGGAACACAAGCTATAACAGGTGTTGGTTTTAAACCAGACTGGGTCTGGATTAAAGATAGAGATGAGTCTTCATCTCATGAACTTTTTGATGCTATAAGAGGGGTAACAAAAACAATAAATAGTAATAGCACTGCTGTAGAAGCAACACAAGCAGATTCATTAACTGCTTTTGGAGCTGATGGATTTACTGTAGGAAGCAATGGTGACATTAATTATAGTGGTTCAGATATAATAGCATGGAACTGGAAAGGATCAGGTTCATCTGCAGTATCAAATTCTAATGGTAGTTATACTTCATCAGTTATTGCAAATGATACTGCTGGATTTTCAATAGTTAAATATACTGGTGGATCAGGTGCAGGAACTGTTGGACATGGTTTATCAGCAGCCCCTGAATTAATTCTTTTAAAACCATATGATTATGCTGACAACTGGAGAGTTTATCATAGACAAATAGATGCAGATGCAGCCGACTATTTTTTAAAATTACAATCTACAGCTGCTAGAACTGATAATGTTGATGTTTGGGCTGACACTTTACCAACATCAACTGTATTCAGTATTGGGACAAATGGTGGAATAAGTGGATCTCATAATTTTATAGCTTATTGTTTTAGGTCAATTCCTGGCTATAGCAAAGTAGGATATTATGCTGGAGCATCTACACCAAACTTTATTTACACAGGTTTTAAACCAAAATTTATATTATGCAAAGCAAGTAGTGGAACGAATGCTGGTTCTCAAGATTGGTATATTATTGATGGAACAAGAGATACATATAATCCAACAACAAAAAGACTAGCTCCAAATTCAAATTCAGCTGAAAATAATAACTCCAACAATAGTCTTAATTTGTTATCTAATGGATTTTCATTTAATACAACCAATGACCAAACAAATAGAAACGATGGACAATCTTACGTTTATATAGCTATAGGTCAGACTTTAGTAGGTACAAATAATATTCCAGGACTTGCGAGGTAACCTCGCATGTATTTCGGTGCTACCCCCTTTTCGGCAGCAGCCTTCTCTGATGTAGGCTTTAATCCTAATGCATTTGTAGGTCTTCAAGGCGTACAATTAAATGTAAATATTGGTAACTCTACAATATCTGGAGATGCTAATTTTTCAGTCACAGGTAATCGAGTAAATATATCTACTGGTAATGTAACTATTATTGGTAAAGCAAAAGAAGTATTATCTGGTAATGGATTAGAATTAGGTATTGGTAATGCTCAGGCTTCGATACCAAAAGATGTACCAGTCACAGGTAATGGCTTTGAGATAGCTAAAGGAACAGTTATTACAAAAGCTGGTGCTAAACCAGATATAACTGGTCAAGGATTAGATTTAGGTATTGGCAATGTAACAATTATAGGTAAATGTAATTTAGCTGTTACAGGTAATGGTTTTGATATAGCAATAGGTAATGCTACAGCTAAGGCAAATGCTACAGCAATTGTTACAGGTAAAAGATTTAATATATCAACAAGTAATGTTACAGTAATAGCTAAAGCTAAAGCTTTACCAACTGGTGAAGGTTTTGATATAGGAACATCTGATATAACAATTAGACAATGGGATCAGATAGCTACTAACGCAACACAAGTTTGGACGGAGATATAATATGTTTTTTGGAGCAACACCTTTTGCATCAACTACCTTTGCTGGCGTCGGTATTCAGAACGTAACGGTATTAGTAAATGGAAAAAGAGTAAATATAGCTGTTGGAAATGCAACAGCAGCCTCTGGAGTTAATGTTACAGGTAAAAGATTTAACCTTGCATTAGGTAGTGTTTCTGTGGTATCTTGGAACCCAATAGATCCAAACGCAACGGGGACGTGGGTCCCAATTGACCCATTAAACCCATAGGAGAATTATGGCATCAACATTTTCGAGTAATTTAAAATTAGAATTAATGACTACTGGTGAGAAGTCAGGTACATGGGGTACTATAACCAACACCAATTTACAGCAATTAGAACAAGC